TTATAAGTTTTCTTCGAAATTCGTAAACTTTGAGCATAGCACACGAAATTTCCTTAAGTTCTCTGATTTACCCAAGATTTAAATTTTCTCCAGATTTATCTTGCAGGAATGAGACTTTTGTTTTATGGAGCAAAATGCGGCAGACTAATGCGCCTGTACGTATCAAAATCAAATGCATTACTAACAATTTAATTTATTTACCACTAAACAATATTTTTATCTACAATGCTTTTACGCGATTGGCTCGCTTATCAACATTGTTTCTTTTATGTTTTATGTTCTTTGTTAACCTTATTGTTTCCTATTTTTATTACACTTTGTGTATTGAGGAAATTGTGTCTTTGTCCAATCAAGTTAAGATTGGTGTATCAAATAAGTATAGTTATACACGTGAACAATATAAGGCTCTAGTCGATGGGACTATTGCCTTGGTTAGAATACCTTGGATTTCTATTCCTATGGTGGCTCGCTCAAGATATATGAATGTATTATCAAATATCTCACGCCAATTTGAGTCAGATACTGCTGATGCCACAATCCGAAAGCAACCATATGGAATTTTATTATCTGGTCCCCCTGGATCTGGGAAGACCACCTTAGCTATTAAATTAGCACAACATCTTTTACGAACGATGGGAGAAATTCCATCAGCTGATAAGATTGTAACTCTTAACGAGACAGATGAATATCAATCTGAGTATCGTTCTGATCATAAAGTTGTCATTTTTGATGATTTAGATCAAGAGCAAGCTGCTGTTGGTAATCCTAAAAATCCTTATCGTAAGATTATTGATTTTATTAATAATATTCGTAAAACTGCACTTAACCCTAATTTGGAAATGAAGGGTAGTGTTCAGATCCAACCTGATATAGTTATTATAACTACCAATAATGTTCTTCAGACAAATAGTAGTTTAGACCAAATATGTGGTTGCTCACAATGGGTTAAATTCCCAGGAGCAATTATGAGACGTCTAAAATCTAATATTTGTGCTGATTTTCGTGATGGAGAAAGGATTTATGGTTATCTTAGTAAGACATATCCTAGAAGGATTACTTCTGGAAAGTCTACTACTTATATGTCTCTATTTAATGAGATAGATATTGATGACCTTTTTACATTAGTTGAAAAAGATTTTATTGATCATATGAATGATCAAGATTCTTTTATCAAATATGTTAATGACTCTTTTGAACCTACAGTCAAAGAATCACCATCTAGAATGTTATTGCAACACATGTCATTATCTATTCCTATGACTATCAAGGATTTATTCCGAGGGTGGAATTGGAATAAAGATGATTTGGTTGCTCATGCATCTCAAGGTGAAGATTCTTTAAATTTAGGTTTAGAGGATGAAAAATCCATTGATCAACAGATCAATTTTCAACCATATATCGATGAATACTCTTTATCTGATTATTTTAATCGTATTGATTTAACTAATGTTAAAATTACTGAGGATGAACCTTATTTGTCTCCTCAAGCTCAATTTTATATTAGACATCATTCTAGAAAAGGAGGTATTGGTTATGATAAGGATGTCTTTGAATATCTTATTAATCAACCTGAACAGTATAAAGATCAGAATTATGCTATATTTTCTGGTGGTTATATCGAATGGCAAGACCGATCCATATATGGAGTTGAGAAAGTTCATCTCTTATTTGGTAATGGTCCATCGTTTGATCCACATAGAGTAGCATTAAATTTGATAACTTTGGATGAGATTAAGATAATCTACAATATTAAACAGCGTCAATCACTTACAACTAAAATTAAACGTAAGCGTGAGGCAATGTATAACAGATTTGATCATGATGATGATGAACTTATTGCTCATAGTCTAACATGTCAAGAGACTACTAGTTTAGTTTGTTATTTTATGTTTCTATTTGCACCTCTCTCTATGATGATATATTATAATATCGCTAAAATGAGAGATTATATGCGAATTTCTTTTAAGAGACATATTAAAGCAACTATAGCTAAACAATCTCTAAAATCTATTAATATTGAAGATTTATCTGACAAATATGATGAGATTATCAAACATTTGCAAAAACTTGAAGTTTTATTGTCTTCAGATCATTGTAAATCATTTCCAAAAACAATAGATATTCTTAAACAGGATAAGAAGGATCCCCCTTCTAATAATACTGTTTATTCAATTACTGATTCCGATTTAGAATTAATGGATGACTCAGAAGATATTTTAACATCATCTTCAATTTTTGAGTTATCATCTGATTCTAAAGATAGCAGTATAGAGAGTTTGGAACCTGATGGGTATCCAACTCCTAGAGAATGTCAACAGGCAAAATCAATCCTATACAATTTTAGTTGTGTAGATCGAATTTTACAAGACGAGCTTATTACTTCTAAGAAAGTTCTAGAAACTAAAGAACCTTTTATTTCTAAAATCTTAGATAAAGCTTTCCCTGGTAGTGAAGGACACTCATGTCCTTCTAAAGCAGAACTGAAAGCTCAACAACAAGCTTTTATAAAATTTAAATCTCAACAACCTGATAATTATATTTTAGGACGTGAAGTAAAATTGCCATATATAGGATCCTGTGATCTTATATTATATAACCCATCAACGAACATTCTTGTTTTCTTAGAAGCTAAGAAAAAGAAAATTAAGCAGGCTGAAAAGCAGGCTCTTGCTAGATGCAAGGCTTTTTCTAAAGCTTATCCTAACTTACTTTATAGTGGATATGCTTATACTTCTGAAGGAAGTCTCAAGAAAGTTTGTTAAAATCGACGTGGCGGTGCGTCGTGTATACCAGTAATGGTATGCGGTTTCCGATTCCTTAAGTACAACTTATGTTGTCTACAGAGTTTTTATCTACAAGGAATTGGATTCCTTGTAAGAGTTTTCTCTTTAGCCAGCATATTTAGTATGGAAGCGGAACTGGTGTGACTTATGTCACTAGCTAGCTTATCCCC